TTTTTTTTAATATTTTCTTGCCGTCCGGAGCCTGAACACAATTCAATAGGGGGCAATGAATTGAGCTATGTAACAGTTATATCTGCATAACGGTTATACGGGGGGATATGTTTGGGGAAAATTTAGTTGAGCGCAGCTGATTGTGGTTTGTTCTGACCAATCTACCGACCAAATATTTCATAAAAATATAATATCCCTCCTCCCTCTCTCCCCCTCCTTTCCAGGACTTTATCCCCTTCCCTTCTCTCCCTCCCTTTCCCAAAAAAATTAACCTACGCGTACCTCTACCCCCCGTCTCCGATTTTTTTTCTTTTTTTTCTAATTTTGCTTGAAATTTCCCGCAAAACTTGTTATAATATAAAAAGAAAGAGAGGTAGTATAATTGAAATTAGACTATACTTTAGAATCTCCAGAAGAGAGAAAAGCTCTGGTCGAAAAAATTCTCGAAGAAAATCCAAACCCCTCAGAACGTTATCTTGAGATTTTAGCCGACTACCTAGTTCTCTGCGTGGAAAAACAAGAAAAAAAGGAGCGTAAACTCCTAACTGATAACCGCATGGCTACCGTAAATAAGCGCGAAACATCTTTAGAAGGTCTTATCTCCCAATTTGAGAACGGAGAAGATGGTATTTATAATTTAATGGTTGAATCCAACAAAAACACAATTTTTCAACCAAAAGTCACCATCACTAAAAAGGACCTTGAAGAAATCCCCGAATTGCGCCAGTTGCGCGATGCCATTGAATCATGGGAAAGGCGCCTCAAGCAAGTCTCCGGCCACGATGCCTTCGTCGCCAAAAAGACCATCATTGAATTGCGCAAAGAGCAATATCTCATCAAAAACGCTGTGCGCAAACCCATAATCCCCAACAAATTAGTTCGTTCTAAACATTACATCACTTACGAAGAAGGATTTTCTTTCGATAAAGATGGCTACGTAATTCCTGAAGGCGTATCCTTCTGCGACCCCAAGGTCATTTCCGCCATTCTTTGCAACTACTTCAACCTCAAGAAAGCCGCCCAAGGCCAATTAGAAAAAGAAATCTGGTATGTCCTCCATGATTTTGACCTACTGGTTTCTGCGGCCTTGGTCGATTATCCTCTATATTCTCGTCTAGTGGATTATAAAATAGCAGGATATCAAAATATAGAAATTCAAGAACTCCTTAATGATGAATTTGGCATCAAACATTCTTTAGAGTACATTTCTAGCCTATGGCGAAACAAAATCCCCAAACTTATCGCAGAAGTTGCCGAAGAACAATTTTTAGATTGGTATTATCTCAATATCGCTCCTGGCCAGTATAAGCGTTGCAGTCGTTGCGGCGAGCTTAAACTTGCCCATAATAAATTCTTCAGCAAAAACAAAACAAGTAAAGATAGCTTTTATAGTATTTGCAAAAAATGCCGCAATAAGAAGCTGGGCAAAATAAATTAAAAATTGGTCCTTTTTTATAAGTCCAAAAGAAAGGAGTAAATAAAATATGGATTATTTTTGTGAGAAATGCAAAAAGACTATAGATGAAAAGAATTTCTATAAATCGAATAATTTAGAAAAATATCCTGAAGGTAAATTAAATATTTGCAAAAAATGTTTAACTATGCACGTTGATAACTGGAATCCTGACACATACTTATGGATTTTGCAAGAATGCGACGTACCATATATCCCAGAAGAATGGCACAAACTCATGGCGTCTTATGCTCAGAAGAAAGCTAAACTTACTGGAGCAACTATTGTGGGGCGTTACCTAGCCAAAATGCAATTAAAGCAATGGCGTGATTATCGTTGGAAAGATACAGAGTTTCTTCAAGAATTAGCCAATAATAAAATTGAAGAAACCATGAAACGTCAGGGATATGATGCACAGCAAATAGCTAATGTAATTAGTAAAGCTACATTTGAAATCCCTGACAAAGAATTAACCGAGCCGACCCCAATCCCTAAAACCCCAACACTAGACCCTGAGGCCTTCCTCAAGACTATGCCGGGATACGGTGATTTGCCTTCTCCCGAAGATTTTGAAGAACCCGTATATGAGGATTATTTCGCTACAATCAATCCTATTTCAGATTCTGATTTTGATGATGATTTAACCGATGAAGACAGAACTCGTTTGCGCTTGAAATGGGGCAAGGCCTATAAACCTGAAGAGTGGATACGACTAGAACAATTATATGAGGGCATGATGGCTTCATATGATATCCAGCAGGAAGGTGACTTAAATACACTTATTCTTGTGTGCAAAACCTCACTTAAGGCTAACCAGCTACTGGACATAGGCGACATTGACGGAGCCCAAAAGGCCACTAAGATGTATGAAAACCTCATGAAGGCTGGAAAATGGACTGCCGCACAAAATAAATCAGAAGATAGTGAAACTATTGACTCTATTGGTGAATTAGTGGCCATTTGCGAAAAAGAAGGTTTCATACCTAGATATTATACCGATGGGCCTCAAGACCTTCCTGATAAAGTCATCATGGATATGCAAAAATATACTTATGACCTTATTACTAATGAAACTGGTTTGAGTACTATGATTGAAAACGCAATTAAACAGATAGAAGAAGAAAACGAACGTATTAGAGAAGCGGCGGAAAATGCCGATAATCCTAATGCGGAAATGGATAAAATGTTTAATTATGACGAAGATATTATAGAAACATCTGATTATATCGAATTTCAAGAGTATGAGGAAGACCTTAAAGATATAGATGATAAAAACTTAAAAGCTTTATTAGAAGGAGAGGATTACTAATATGGCTTTACAAGATTTATTAGATTTATCGGTATATAAAGAAAGAAAGAAAATAGGTATTTCGCCAGAAAGAATACAAGCAGTAATGCCGCATTTGCGCAATTACATAGCCTTCTGGCGCGAGTACCCTGACCTATTTGTGGATTTTATGCAAACAGGGGGAAACCCCGAGGTAAAACTTACATTCCACTTATTCTTTTATCAACGAGTGTTTTTGCGCGTGGGCATGAGATATAAATACGTGTACGCAGTGTTTCCAAGAGCCTACAGTAAAAGCTTCCTTTCGGTTCTTATTTTGCTGATACGAGGCATCCTTTACCCTAATGCGAATCTATTCTCGACTGCTGGTGGAAAAGAGCAGGCCTCTCAGATACTACAGGATAAAGTAGCTGATATCTGTTTAAAGATTCCTGCTTTTAATAAAGAAATAGATTGGCGCCGAGGCAAAACTAAAGTAAGTAAAGACTCTTGTAAATATATTCTAAAAAGTGGCTCTACAATAGAGAACCTTGCGGCACGTGAAAGCTCTCGTGGTAGACGTATGCACGCAGGTCTCATTGAAGAGTGCGTGGGGGTTGACCAGAAGATGCTCCAAGAAGTAATAATACCCACAATGAACGTGTCTCGTAGGTGCATGGATGGTACAGTTCAGGAAGACGAGACGCTCAACCAAAGCCAGTTATATATCACTACAGCAGGCTACAAGAATACGTTCTCATACGATAAACTCATCCAATTACTGGTACGTATGGTGGCCGAACCAGAAAAAGCATATATTATGGGAGGAACTTGGAGAATTCCTGTGGCGCTGGGGCTTCAACCTAAAAACTTTATTTCTGACCTTAAACGCGACTCGACTTTTAATGAAGCGTCTTTTGGTCGTGAGTATGAATCCAGATGGACAGGTAGTGTAGAAGATGCTTTCTTTGACGGAGAACGCTTTGACCGCAATCGCCAAATTCTTTTACCTGAATATGAGGCTTCTGGTAAGATAAGTAAAAATGGATATTATATTTTAGGAGTCGACGTAGGACGTCAAGATTGCCAAACTATTATTTGCGTTTTTAAAGTAATACCTCAAGCGCAAGGACCTTCTATTAAACGCTTAGTAAATATTTATGATTTAAAAGCTGACCATTTTGAAGACCAAGCTATTAATATTAAAAAGATATATTATAAATATAAAGCTCGTAGGATAGCTTTAGACGCTAATGGTTTAGGTGCTGGGCTCTTGGATTATTTAGTTAAAACTCAATATGACTCTTCTGGTAATATGCTTCCAGATTTTGGAGTTTATAATGATGATGAAGGAAAATTTAAAAAATTTAGAACTCCTAATTGCGAGTATGATGCTATTTACCAAATTAAAGCTAATGCACCGATTAACACAGAAATTTATTCTAATGTTCAATCAAATCTATTTTCTGGTAAAATTAAATTTTTAATTAGTGGTACTGATGCAAAGGCAAAATTAATGTCTACTAAAGTGGGCCAGAGCATGACCCCAGAAAAACGTGAAGATTATCTTAAACCTTATGTTTTAACAGATATTTTACGAGAAGAAATGTTAAACCTTAGAGAAGAAAATGAAGGCGTTAATATTATTCTTAAACAAGCTAACAAACGAATTAAGAAGGATAAATTCTCAGCTCTTGGTTATGGACTTTATTATATTAAATTAGAAGAAGATACTAAGAAAAAGCGTAAACGTTTTAGTGCTTCTGACTTTATGTTTATGAACTAAAAATTAAAATTCTGGGCGAACAACATTAAAAATCAAGCTTTGGATTTTATATGATATAAGATGATTGAAAAAAGGAGGTCGTTTAGACTTATGAAAGCTTCAAGGGGTGAAATTAAAATTCACGAAATACTTGAACAAGCTGGTTTTAATTTTAAAACTGAATATATATTCCCTGACTTGAAAAGTCCGAATGGGCGACCTCTTCGTTTTGATTTTGTAATTTTTGATGATGATGGTTATATTGATTTTATAATTGAATATCAAGGTAAACAACATTATGAGCCAAGCGCTAAATTTGGAGGTAAAAGAGGCTTTTACCAACAACAATTTAACGATAATCAAAAACGAAGATTTTGTGCTTTACATGATTTTAATTTAATAGAAATTCCTTACACGGAAGAAAATCTTATTTCTTTTGATTATATCATGCACAAAGCAGGATATTAGGAGGTAAAGTTCATATGGAAGATAAACAGCAAAAATCTTTATCTAGAAATGAATATATACACTCTAAGGGATTTGATATGTTTAGCCTGGATGCGCCTGTTGAAAATTTTGCTTCCGAAGATATGACGGCATATAATCGTATTAAAGTAGGAGTTAAAAAGCTCGAAGATGCAACTTTGGAATTGGGAAGTTTTAAAAAAGCCTTTCCTGCTCACAGTTGTGTAAATAAAAATTATATTTATAAAGTTTTATCTGATAATAATGTAGCAGAAATGCGTAACATTTCAAATTTCTATTATAATACTAATGGTATATATCGTAGATTATGTGATTATTTTGCTTTTTTATATAGATATGATTGGTATGTAGTACCTGAAGTTTATGATAAAACTGTAAAGACAGAAAAGTTAGAAAAAGACCTTACAAGAATTTTAAGTTATTTGGATAATTCTTATATTCGTAAGATTTGCGGTGAAATGGCTTTGGAAGTTATTAAAAATGGCTGTTATTATGGCTATATAGTACCAAATGGCACAGGATTAATATTACAGCAACTACCTGCTAGCTATTGCCGCACTCGCTATTCAGTAAAAGGTTTTCCTGCTATTGAATTTAATATGCGATTTTTTGATACTTTCTCTGACCCCGCTTATCGTTTAAAGGTTTTAAAATTATTTCCTGACGATTTCTCAAAAGGGTACTTACTTTATAAACAAGGTAAATTAAATAGTGAATACCCTACGGATAGTAATGGTAGCTGGTATTTGTTAGACCCAGAAAGCACAGTAAAATTTAATTTTAATGGAAGCGATATTCCTACTTTCATTACGGTTATTCCTGCGCTATTGGACCTAGATGCTGCTCAAGACCTCGACCGCCGCAAACAAATGCAAAAGCTTTTAAAGATTTTAGTACAGAAATTACCTATGGATAAAAATGGAGATTTGATTTTTGACAATGATGAAGCTAGAGATATCCATAATAATACTGTAAAAATGTTAAAACGCGCTATTGGGGTCGATGTAATCACTACTTTTGCTGATGTAGAATCTATAGATATTTCTGATAGAAATACTACTACTTCTACTGATGACTTAGAAAAAGTAGAAAGAACTGTATTTAATACTTCTGGTATTTCCAGAAATTTATTTAATACTGATGGAAATATGTCTTTAGAAAAATCTATATTAAATGATGAATCAACTGTTCGTAATTTAAAATTACAGTTTGAGATGTTTTTTGATAGAGTTACTCAGGCTTTAAATACAAATAAGAAAAAATATAATTTTAGTTTTTATATGCTTGAAACTACTCAATATAATTATAAAGATTTGTCTAAGATGTATAAAGAACAGACACAATTAGGATTTTCTAAAGTTTTAGCTCAAATCGCTCTTGGTCATTCTCAGAGTTTTATTTACAATACTATATACTTTGAAAATGATGTTTTGAATTTAAGCGAAAAGATGATACCACCTCTTATGAGTTCTACTTTAAGTGGAGATGATATTTTGGGTAGAAAAGATTCATCTAATAATAATAAATCTCAAAACAATGTAAGCGCAGAAAAATCTACTGGCGGTCGTCCTGAAAAACCTGATGACCAAAAGAGTGATAAAACTATCGCTAATAAAGAGTCTATGAGTTAAGGAGAGTTAATATGCAACATACAAGTGTTCAAATGGAATATCCTATTGAAATTATTAATGTAACTTCTATTAACCCCTTAATCTCTAAATGTCAGATTAAGGTGTGTTGGGTTGGGGAAGAACCTAACCGCAATAGAAGCATTATTACAAAAGAAACCGCTCGTAAGATAGCCAACTCTCTTCCCGGTTCTCCTATTGTAGGGTTTTTTAATGAAAAAACTCAAGATTTTGAGGGCCATAAACAAGAATTGGTTATAGAGAATGGGAAAATAAAATTCAAAGATATTACTATACCTTTTGGATTTATTGATTTAAATACCAAAATTTGGTTTCAAAAGTTTTTAGATGATGGCGAAAATGAAAGAGAGTATTTAGTTACTGAAGGATATCTGTGGACTGGGCAATATCCTGAAACTAAACGTATTTTAGAACATGGAAATAATCAATCTATGGAATTAGATGAAGATATTATTGATGCAACATGGACAAAAGATAATAATGGAAAACCTCAATTTTTCATTGTCAATGAAGCTATTATCTCAAAGCTTTGTATCTTAGGTGAAGAATTTGAGCCTTGCTTTGAAGGCGCGAATATTACTGCACCTACACTTCAATTCTCATTTGATGAAGGCTTTAAAGAGCAGTTATTCTCTATGATGAATGAATTGAAAGATTTATTAAAAAAAGGAGAGGAAAAGCAAGTGTTTACTAGATACGCTGTTGAAATCGGTGATTCTTTGTGGACCGCTCTTTACGGCCATGTTGAAGATGCTTATCGTATTGAAAGTGTTTGCGAAGAAGAAGGACAGAAATTTGCTGTTCTTAATTCCGAAGATAAGTATTATCGCTTAAACTTTTCTATTTCTGAAGAAGGAGAAGCAACATTTGCTGAATTTGTTGAAGAAATAGAAGGTTATACTCCTGATGAAGAACCGCAATTTTCTTTAGAAGCTATTGCAGAATATGCAAAAAATAAAGAAAAACAGGGCAAAGAAGATGAAGCTAATAAAGCTAATTCTGAAGAAACATCAGAAGGTGAAAGCGAAAAAGAAGAAAAATGCCCAAAATGTCACAAGCCTAAGAGCGAATGTGAATGTGGGGAGGAAAAGGAAGAAGAAAAAGCTAAAAAATATAGCTTAGATGAAATTCCTGAATATGTAGAACTTCAATCTCGCTATTCTAATCTCGAAACTGAATATAATAATTTAGTTAAGGCTAAAGAAGAATTAGAAAGTACTATTGCTGAATTATCTAAATTTAAAGCAGAAAAAGATGAAGAAGCTAAGAAAGCTATGATTGATAGTTTTTATATGTTATCTGATGAAGATAAAAAAGAAGTAGTTGACAATATTGATAAATATTCTATAGAAGATATTGAAGCTAAACTTTCTATTATTTGCGTTCGCAACAAGGTAAGTTTTAATCTTGAAGATGATGATAAACAACCTGCTGAGCCTACTACTTACCACTTAGATGGTGCTGGTATTGATGATTCTTTACCAGAATGGGTTAAAGCGGCTTTAAAAGTTGCGCAAACTATGAATTAATTTAAGGAGGAATTCACATAATGCTTAGTGATTTTTTAAAGAAAAATATCGCAAGTCAGGCTGGATATGTAGAATATGGTTACGGTCAGGTTGAACCTAATCACCTTTCTGCTCAAAGAAATGGTCAGATTTATGCTCAGTTACCAGCTGATAAAGATATTAAAATGCTCGAACAGGGTCAATTCGTTAAATATGACTACGCTAAAGGTTTAGTAAACTTTGAAGGCGTTGGCGAATGGATGCTTGTATATAATGAAATTAAACTTTATAGAGAACATCAGATGGATTGCGAATTCGCTATGATTAAAGATAATTACATGGCTCGCGTTTATAGTCCGTTTGGTGGCGGTCTTGATAAAAATGGTGAACTTCAAGTAGATGAAATGTGGGATAGACAGTCTCGCTACTACGGTGGTAAAGATGCTGAAGGCGCTACTATTGAAAAAGTAACAGCTCCTGAAGATATTTATGAACTTCACTATAACGAAGACCCGTTCCATATTCTTGGACCTTACAAAGAAGCTATGATGCCAGAAGGCACAACTATGGTTCCGAGAGTATTCAAAACAAATATTGGTGATATTTTCACAACTAATACTATTGATGAAACAGAACTTGCTGTAGGCGATATCCTTAGCCCAAGAGCTGCTGATGGTATCCTTTGCAAAGCTGGCGACGGCTCTATGGAATGGCAAGTAGTTAAAGTATATACTATGCCTGACCACCAGAAGGGCGTAAAAATTATGAGAGTTAAATAATTGAAGGGAGAGAAGAGATAATATGTTAGATAGACAGAATTTAGTGCAATTAGCAAAAATTATAGCTAAAGCTGAACCTTCTGCTCCTGTAGCTTATAGTTTTAATGGTCAGTCACTTAGCTATGAAGCTCTTAACGAAACACTTCGTTTAGAGTTTAATGAAATTACTTGTACTCCAGACCTTTGGGAACAGAATAAGAGACTTGTTTTCTCTATTATTGAAGAAACACTTACTGAAGTTCTTCCGAAAAAGGTTGTAGAACGTTATGGTCAGTTTGCTGAAGTTAAGACTTTCAAACAGGGCGATAAAGCAATTTTCCGTAGAAAACTTACTTCTAACAACAGAGCTAAACAGTTCGTTACTAGAGGCGGACTTGCTGGCGTATACGAAGTATTTAAGCTTGGTAGAAATGAAGAAAGCTTTGAAGTACCGACTTCTGCAATAGTAGCTGCTGCTCAGATTGGTTTCGAAGAATTCCTCGATGGTCGTGCTGACTTTGCTGAGCTTACAAGAATCGTTATGGAAGGTATTGATGAACTTATCTACAAAGAAGTAGCTGCTGCTCTTAAAGCAGGAGTAAATCAGCTTCCGCCAGCTAATAGAGTTGCTGCTGCTGGTTTTGATGAAAAAGAATTTGATAGACTTCTTACTATCGCTGCTGCTTATGGCGTTCCAACTATTTACTGCACATACGAATTTGCTGTAAATATGATTCCGCAGGAAGCTTGGAGATATACTGAAGGTATGAAAGCTGAACTTTGGAATACAGGCCGCCTTGCTAACTACAAAGGTAAACAGGTTGTTATTCTTGACCAAGGTTTTGAAGATGAAACAAATACCCGTAAAGTAATTGACCCAGGTTATTGCTGGATTATTCCAAGTGGCGCTGATACTAAACCAGTTAAAATTGCATTTGAAGGTGAAACACATATTAGAAGTGTTGAATCTAATTGGGATTGGTCTAAAGAATTCCATGTATACAAGAAAGTTGGCGTAATGGCTATGTTCGCAAACAACATTTGTGCTTATGTTGATACAGCTCTTCTTGGCCAGATGGATACTTGGAACCTTGATGGAGTAACTGGTAAGGTTATTACTTACGATGGTCGTTATGACGGCGAAGTAGCTGCTGGTACAACTGAAGAAGTTGAAACACCAGATGCTAATGCTTAATCCTACTGGATTTTTGAATATATAAACTAGGGGAGAAGGGAATAAAGAAAGACTCCCTTCCCCCAGTATTTTTTTTAGGTGAAAAAGGAGAAAATTATGAGTGAAAAAATTTGCGTAGTTAAAAATAGAAGTGCTGGGTCAGTAGTATATAATATCCCAGAAAAAGGAATCCGCAGAACTTTTGCGGTCGGAGAAACTAAAAGAATTCCTTATAGTGAATTAGTTGCTTTAAGCTATCAGTCAGGTGGTACTGTATTATTAAGACAGTTTTTACAGGTAACTGACGTACAAGCTATTAAAGAATTAGCTATTAACCCAGAACCAGAGTACTATATGAATGAAAGTCAAATAATTGAACTTATTAAATCAGGAAGCTTAGACGAGTTTTTAGATTGTCTTGATTTTGCTCCTGTTGGCGTTATTGATTTAGTTAAGACTTTTTCAATTACAGTGCCTCTTAGCGACTATGAAAAACGCAAAGCTCTTAAAGAAAAAACAGGGTTTGATGTGGATGCCGCTTTAAGAAACCTTGAAGCAGAAAAGGCAGAAGCTAAAGCCGCTGCAGAACCAGTAGCGCGCAGAGTAGAAGCTTCCCCGAAAGCAGAAGAAAAAGTTGAAGCACCTACCGCACGTCGCACCGCTGGTACTAATTATAAAGTATCGAGCAGAGCTGAATAAAAAAGGAGGCGAGCACAGTTGAGTACTTTATTTGCAACTGTTTATAATCGCTTTCTTGGAAAAATTACCGATGATATGTATTTAGAGTTAACCCCTGAAGATACAATTAAAGATTTACAGAACTTAATTGTAGAAGCTATACCTGGATTTGAGTTTCCAAGAAAATGTCTTGATGATTATCAAATTAGTGTAGTTGAAATTCCAGAAGATGAATTAGTACCTGATGATTTTATTATTGGTACTGTTTGGGGCGAACTCCCTGAAGATAATTTGCAAACCCCTAATGTGCTTGTAGACCGTTCTTTCTTTAATGCTGATTTAGAAAGTGAGGAAATTAATATACTTGCTTTATTAATGAAGCAGGCTTGGGTACAACGCCAAGTTACTTCTATAGAACATACTAGAATGAAATATAGTGGGTCAGATTTTAAAATGACTTCACAAGCCAACCATTTAGCTAAATTACTGAACCTTTTGGAAGAATCTCGTAGAGACTCTTTCCATATGCAACGCTTATACAAACGTCGCAAGAAAGATACTGACGGAGTATATAAATCTACTTGGTCAGAATTTGGTGAGATAAGTGCTTTCAATGAGTAAATATGGTTTTGAGTTTTCTATAGAAGATATTCGTAAAAATGTTCAGCGATTAACAAATCAAATGTGGAAATTAATTCCTATGCGTGAACATGAAGAAGATTGGGGCAAGCAGTTAGATACTGTTATATTAGAAATCGCGGGGATGAATGAAATTTTCATTGACCCCGCTTTTTTACAATTATTGAATAAGTTAGAAGGTATTAAAGTGCAAGAAACTACTTTTGAATTTTACCGTAAAACTGTGTTTGAATGTATTAGTTTAATACAGGAGTTAAGCCGTGGCGTCAGGTTATGATTTAAGTAGTCGAGTGCCTTTTAGACTTATGCAAGGTAGATTAGGGGTATACGATAAAAATAAATTTAATCTAGAGTCTTCTTCTGTAGAAGGAGTTCAAGATTTGGACACTAGATTACAACATCATGGCGGTAATATACAGCAAGAAAGAATGATAAAAGATAAGCGCCGGTCTCTTGACCGTGCTGTTTGGTTTTCGTATCAAGCTGCTGAAATTGTGAAAGTAGATGCTACAGATAAAACACCTTTTCGCGCACTTATTAATCCAAATAAATTAAAACAAGATTACGATGATAAGATTGTATCTGCTGGTTTTGAATATAATCTTGAACCTGGCGATGTTTTTGAATGGAAACGTACTAAAACTTACTGGTTAATTTTACTTCAAGACTTAACAGAATTAGCTTATTTTAGAGGAGAAATAAGACGCTGTAGTTATGAAATAGCGTGGGAAGATGAAACAGGAAAGCACACGACTTATGCCGCTGTACGAGGCCCAGTAGAAACAAAGATAGATTACATACAAAAGCATGGAATTAGTGTAGATAATCCTAATTATACACTTAATTTATTAATGCCTAAATCTGAAGAGAATTTAAAATTTTTCAAAAGATATACAAAATTTTATTTACAAGATAGTGAAGTATGTTGGCGAGTAGAAGCCATAGATAGTTTTAGTACTCCTGGTATTTTAGAAGTTAATGCTAAAGAATATTTTGCAAATGAGACTGAAGATGATATAGAAAATGGTATTGTAGGTGGTTTAATAGAGCTAGTTAAAAATCCTAATGAAGAAATAGTAGAAGAAACTATTATAGGAGATACTTTTATTAAAGTTAAAAAACAATATCAATATAGATTTGAAGGTACGACAGCTGATACTTGGTATGTTGACCCAAAATATCCAGTGAAGTTAACATTTGACCCCGATGACCCGCGCAATATAAGTATCAAATGGGAAAGTCCTTATTGCGGTCAATTTGATTTGTCTTATGGTGGAATCACTAAAACTATAATAGTAGAATCTTTGTTTTAGTTCTAAGGAGAAAAAGGAGAAGAGATATGAAAATAGAATCTTATAAATATCCTGAATCTAGTTTTTTATCTATTGAAAAAGATATGGGGATTTTAGTGGATTTAATTCTCAAAAATGAAAATTTAAAAAAGTTATTACATTATACAACTAAAGATTGTTTAAAAAAGCCTAAGCTTACAGAAGATGAATCTTTAAGTTTGTTTAATAAAAATATAAAACTTGTTCCTAAACTTGAGGTTGATGAAGAAGTCTTAAATTATTTATTTATTAGTTTTGATAATTTTAGCGAAAATGATTCTAATCCTGAATTTAGGAATAATCTTATAGAATTTGACATACTTTGTCATTTTGACCAGTGGCAAATGAATGATTTTAAGTTAAGACCTTATAGAATTGCGGCAGAGATAGACTCTATGCTGCGCAAAAAGCGTCTTACTGGTATTGGAGAGATTCAATTTTTAGGGGCTTCTCAAATAATCATTAATGATGAATTTGGAGGTTTATGTTTGTTATATCAAGCAGTCCATGGAGGAGAAGATAAGAAAAAAGCTCCTAATCCTAATGATGAATCTAATCTCGTAAATAATTTTAATGCTATATTCAATGATGAAAAATGATAGATATTAGATTATCGCTAATGTGCGGAACTGATATACCGGTTCCTAAATGTGCGCCTTTAATAGCCCATCAGCCCAAATTAAAAGAAATAGCATTAATTGGAGAGAAAGATTTTTTTATTGGTATACAAACATTGGGATTAAATAAATCCTTGTATGTAAAGGACGAATCTCTTTTAGCGACTACGAGTAATTTTCAAATATTTATGACAATTATGTCAGAAAAAGAAGGAGCAGAAAAAAAGTATGCGGTACAACAAGTTTGTACTTTATTTTTTCCTAATTACAAATTAACTTTTACGCCACGTTCTTTAATTTTTATTCGTGATGGTGAAACTATTACTATAGATGAAAATAATTTTAACGGGCTACAAGCTGTAATTAGAGAAGTCTGCTGCTTAAAAGATGGACCTATGGACCAACAAGCTTTTAACCCTGCCGATGATAGGGCAAGAGAAATTGCCGAAAAGCTCATGGAAGGGCGACAAAAAGTTGCTGAATCCAAAGGGCAAAGTAATATTAGCATATTTAGCCAATATCTTTCAATACTTACTGTTGGACTACATTCAATGTCTTTACAGGATGCAACGGACTTAACCATGTTCCAATTATATGATTTAGTTGAAAGATATATGCTATATATTAATTGGGATATGGACATTCGTTCTAGGTTGGCAGGAGGAAAACCTGAATCTCAACCAGATAATTGGATGAAAAGTATTCACTAATTGTAATTTTTAAGGAGGAATAAAAACCTATGAAATTTGGTATCCGCGAAATTTGCGAAGTTGTATTGAAAGCAAAAGCGACTCAAAAAGTAGGTAACAAAATGTTCTATAAAAATGAACCAGTTATCTATTTTGATACATTAAAAACTTCTAGCCTTGAAGGTGCAGCTACTACTGTATACGCTCAGGGTGGTAGAGGTAACTCTCGTCTTATTGCTTGGGAAGGTGAAAGAACTCTTACTTTTACTATGGAAGACGCACTCATTTCTCCAGCAGGACTTATGATTCTTACAGGTGCAGGTCTTATTGAACCTACAGCTGAAAAAACTATTAAAGTACATACTACAGAACAGACTGATAAATTCAGAGTAGTTAGAACTAACCCAGAAGATACTTCTAGTGAAATCGAATCTGTAGAAATCGTACTTGACCAGAAACCTTACGTTGATACAAAATCAGAAAAACATGAAGATTATATCTATGTAATGGGCATGGTTGACGGTGAAGTTACTACTGAACCTTACATTCCTGACCATACTACTGCTGGTATCGCTGTAGTTTATGATGAAGAACAGAAATGGTATGTAACAGCTGCTGAAGACCAGACTCCAGATGGTTATATGATTAATCTTATTATTGATGGCAAAGAAGGCACAAAACCGACCCGTGGCGAAGGCTTTGATGAAGTTGAAGTATTTGCTAATATGGATGTAGTTCTTGTTGACTATTATGTAGAAAAGACAAGCGCTGGTGAAGTAATGCAGATTGAAATTACTCCAGATAAATTTGGTGGTAACTATTATCTTGAAGCTTCTACTTTATTCCGTGATACTAATGGTGTAGATATGCCGGCTGAATTCATTATTCCGAACTGCAAGATTCAGTCTAACTTCACATTCAGTATGGCTTCTTCTGGTGACCCGTCTACATTCACATTCACTATGGACGCGTTCCCGGATTATACAAGATTTGATAAAACTAAGAAAGTTCTTGCAACTATTCAGATTGTACAGACAGGTAATGCTGAAATGGTAGCTAACCGTACACGCACCACTCACGACCCTGACCATGAAAAATTCTTTGTTTAATTAAAAATTTAGAGGGAGAGATATTATTTATATCTCTCCCTATTTTTTGTTTATAAAGGAGAAAAAGGATATGACTACTATAGCTGAATATTATAAATTTAAAAAATTATATAAGAATAGTACGGCTATTATGTTTAAAGAACGCCAACAGGCTATAGCTACAGCTTTAAATAAATTAGGGAATAATAGAAAAGATTACATAGAAAGTTTGGAAAGAGAATTAACTGCTATGTTCCAACCTGATAGTGTAGTTGAAATCAATGGGCAAATGACACGTTTTTACGACCAAATTAATAAAGAATATGAAAAAATTTTAGGTAAAAAATTTAATGGTTTCGTCAACAAAGATTCTTATTTTAATGAAGAATTAGATAAAGATGTGGCTGATTTATTACGTCAAGCAAGTAATCGATATAAAAGTTCTAACAGACAAAATATAACTATAGGTGTTTTGAAAAGAGATATTCAATTTTGTAAAGATTTATTAAATAGAATAGGAGAAGTTGGCTATAATTTTAATCCTAATTTAATAGATGAATTAAATAAAGAAACTATAAAAATTATGGGGGATTTACAAACTTTAGTCGAAGATTTGGGCTTAGAACAAGCTTTAGAAAATGTCGAGAATGGTGTATCAGCGAATAAAAGAATTAGCTCGTTTGGTAAAAAATTAGACACGGCTAATATTGATATTTTAAAGAGGGTTGATGCTTATTTCAATACTTTACGCGCAGCATATTCGGTTAAAGAAATAGGTGATTGGGGAGAAATCGGATTAAGTTTATTTGGTGCTTTAATGAATCAAGCCCAAGGATTAGTAGTTGATGATTTAACTAAAGAAGTTGAAAAAAATATAAAAGGTGCTAAATATGTTTCTGGCGATAATTTATTATCTATAGAGAAAGTCGTAATGGGTAATCAAAATTTTAATAAATTTCTTAAAAATACTACAGATTTAGGAACTCAGACTTATAAATTTGAAGATGGAAGTAAAACCGTTACATTTACTAGTAGAATAGGAGCTAAAAGGCAAGGAAAAGTAGATGTAACGTTTGAATATGGAGAAGACCATACACCTTTTCGTGTTTCTATGAAAAACTGGAAAAATTTAGAAGATAAAAATTTTGGTCATACTTCTTTATTAAATGCTATGGGACGTAGCGTTTCCGATTCAAAAGTTATGGAACATTTTTTATATAGTACCGCAGCTGTAAAAGCTTCTTCGGCACAGTTGAATAGTGCTCAAAAATTAGCTAGAACTTCTATTCTTTTGGATATTTTAATGGGATATTCTCAAAAAAATAATTATGCAGATACTTTAATAATTTTAGATAGGTCGCAACATAGAGTTTTAGTTTATGATTTATATGATGTTATTACGAAAGCTACATCTAATGGAACAGCTATGCAAGAAATTATCGATTTAGATTATGATAAAACGAGAAATGAATTTATAGAAGCCTACGGTCAAGCTTATATTAGATATATAACACAATCTAAAGACCAAACTCAAAGTTTTAAATTACATTTGCTTAAAATTATGCAAAGTATTCGTGTAAAAGCTTTATACAATCCACAATCAAAAGCTTTTAAAAAATAATAAAAATTTTACTTGACAAATCAAAAATTTTTTGATATATTATATATAGAAAAGAGATAAAGGAGAAAAGATATGAGTAAAATATCTTTTAGTAAATTAAAACTTACTAAGAATA